ATTCTCTGTGGGGTCTAGGTCATTGCTGGTTTGGGTCGGTGACCTTCGAGAGCGCGGCCTACGTGGCGCGGTACTGCACGAAGAAGGTGACCGGCGCTGATGCTGGGCATGTGTACGAGCGTATCGATGCGGCGACGGGCGAGGTGTGGCAGGTGCAGCCTGAGTACGCCACGATGAGTCTTAAGCCCGGTATTGGAGCGGGTTGGTATGACCGTTTTTGGAAGGAGGTTTTTCCCTCCGATTTCATTATTCGCGACGGAGTTCGGATGCTGCCGCCTCTCGCCTATGAGCGTCGGGCCCCTGCAGGGGTGTGCTCTTGGTGTTGGGAGAGTTGTATGCGGGCGGTGCGGGCGCGTCGTGTCAGGAAGGCACGCAGATTTGCCGCGGATCAGACGCCCGAGCGGCTGCGCGTTCGGGAAGAGGTGAAGCTTGCGCAGGTGCGCTCGCTGCAGAGGAGGTTGAAGTGATCTACCAAGTGTTCGCGATCTTTGATTCGAAAGTGCAGGTTTTCTCGCCGCCGCAGTTCGCGCGGACGACTGGCGAGATGGTTCGCACGGTGTGTGACACGTTGGCGTCCGGGGAGTCGATGTTGTCTCGGCATCCGGAGGATTTCGCGTTGTATGACCTGGGTCAGTACGACGACGCTACGGCGGCGTTTGAGTTGAAGCCGCCGGCGTCGCTTGGTCTTTTGGTGCAGTACATGCCGCAGCCGAAGGGTATGCCGTTGTTTGACGGCTTGAAGAAGGAGGGTGTGTGATGCGTCTTCCTGGTCCGTCTGGGCACACGTTTAGTGCGGTTCCTGGTGTTGAGATTCCGCGTTCGTCGTTCGATCGGTCGCATGGTTTGAAGACTACGTTTGACGGTGGTTATTTGGTGCCGGTGTTTGTTGACGAGGTGCTTCCGGGAGACACGTTCTCGTTGTCGATGACGTTGTTCGGTCGGTTGGCTACGCCGATTTTCCCGGTGATGGATAATCTGTACCTCAACTCGTTTTTCTTTTTCGTCCCGTGGCGTTTGATCTGGAACAACTTCCAGAAGTTCATGGGTGAGCAGACCGATCCGGGTGATTCGACGGATTTTTTGGTGCCGCAGGTTACGGTGCCGATGGGTGGTTTCACTGAGGGGTCGTTGTTTGACTATTTCGGTGTTGCGACGCAGGTTCAGGGAGGTCCTGGCGCTGGTCTGAGCGTCAATGCTGCGTGGTCGCGTGCTTACAACCTGATCTACAACGAGTGGTTTCGGGATCAGAACCTTCAGGATTCGGTTGTCGTCGACAAGGATGATGGTCCGGATGCTGCGTCGGACTACGTGTTGCTGCGTCGTGGTAAGCGCCACGATTATTTTACGAGTTCTCTTCCGTGGCCCCAGAAGGGTGATGCGGTGGAGTTGCCGTTGGGTACGTCTGCTCCGGTGTACGGTACGGGTCAGGCGGTTCATCTGACGAATGCGCCTGGGTCTGCTGGCGCTGCGATGAATGCGACGATCGGTAATCCGGCGCCGCTCGTGTGGGCTGCGAATTCAGGTGGTACGCAGGCGATGTACTTCCCGAATCTCGCGAGCGGCGATGCTCCGGGGTTGTATGCCGATCTTTCCGCGGCGACTGCGGCGACGATTAATCAGTTGCGGCAAGCGTTTCAGGTGCAGCGCATGCAGGAAAGGGATGCCCGTGGCGGTACGCGGTACATCGAGCTCATTAAGAGCCACTTTGGCGTTACTTCCCCAGATGCTCGATTGCAGAGGCCTGAGTATCTCGGAGGTGGGCAATCGATGGTCAACATTGCCCCTGTCGCTCAGACGTCGAGTACTGATGCGACTACGCCGCAGGGAAATCTGGCTGCCATTGGAACGGTTACCGCTGTTCGTCATGGTTTCACGAAGTCTTTCACCGAGCATGGCGTGTTGCTTGGATTGGTGTCTGTGCGGGCTGATCTCACGTATCAGCAGGGAACTAACCGCATGTGGAGTCGGCGGACTCGATACGACTTTTTCTGGCCCACGCTAGCGAACATCGGTGAGCAGGCTGTGTTGTTGCAGGAGATTTTCACGGCAGGCACGAATGCGGATGACGATGTATTCGGTTATCAGGAGAGGTACGGGGAGTACCGGTACAAGCCTTCACTTATCACTGGAGCTTTTCGGTCGAACGCTGCTGCTACGTTGGACGCGTGGCATCTGTCCCAGGATTTCGCTTCGGCGCCGCCCCTTAATGCGTCGTTCATTGTCGACAATCCGCCGATCGCGCGGGTAGTGGCGACTCCGGCTGAGCCGGAGGTTATTGCGGACGTGTGGTTCAATTTGCGTTGTGCGCGCCCGATGCCGGTGTTCGGCGTTCCGGGTCTCATCGATCATTTTTAGGAGGGTCCCATGTGGGGATTTCTTGGAGGGTTGTTAGCGTCGATGGTGGCGCCGGCAATTATGGGCGGATCGCAGATGGCGTCTGCGCAGGCCGCTAATCAGTCGAACGAAAAGCAGCAGGAGGTTGCGAATCAGTTCAATGCGGCGGAGGCCGAGAAGGCCAACGCGTTTTCGGAGCATATGTGGGACAAGTCCGCCAACGAGAATCGTGTCAATTGGCAGACTGCGGCGGACTGGAACGCCAAGATGGTGGCCGGTCAGAATGAAGAGAACCGGTTTCTCGTTCAGCAGGCGATTGCTGAGGGTCGTGCGTCGCAGGACAAGGCGTTTGGGTTTGATCGCGAGATGCAGGCGCTCGCGTTTGAGGAAAATCGTCAGAGCCAGGAGCGTGCGTTCGCTGAGAATCGGTCGTCAGCGCAGAAGGCGATGGATTTTGAGCAAGAGATGTCGAGCACGGCGTATCAGCGCTCGATGCAGGATTTGAAGAAGGCGGGTCTTAACCCGATTCTGGCGTACGCGCGTGCTGGTGCTTCGACGCCGAATGCTCCGGCGTTGTCAGCGCCGTCGCCGAGTGCTCCGTCTGGTTCTGGTCCGATGTATTCGGCTCCGACTGGTTCGGCTGCCGGTGCGACCTTGCATGGTCCGACGATTGGTTCTGGTGGTGCTGCGCAGGCGTATGCCGCGCCGTTGATTCCCAGTGTGCAGGGCCTTGGGCCTGCGATGTCCTCTGCGTTGCAGGCGTATAAGACGGCTGCTGAGGTTCGCAATATTGAGGCGCAGACGCGTAGTGTTCAGCGTACTGAGCGCTTTGGCGATACTACGATTGGTCGTTTGGCGGAGACTGCTGCTCGAACTGTGGAGACTGCGACGGATGCAGACCCTGCTGCTGTGGCTGATCGTAAGCGTCGTTTCGGTAACGTTGTTGGAGCCGGTTTTTCTGCTGTTGAGCGTCTGTTGGAGAAGATCAGAGAGAGTAACTTTGGTGGTGGCTCTGGTTCTGGTCCTCTTCGTGTTACCGCAACTACTCCAAGGGGTTAGTCATGAAGGATTTTCCGGACGTGTCTGCGATGAAGGGCAAGACGTTGTTGGATCGCGTGCGCGCGCGTGGTCGTTTTCGGACGGAGTTTGTTGGTGAGACCCTGACGAAGGGGTCGTTCAAGGCGTCTGTTGATGTGAACACGATTATGGAGGCCTTCCGCCGGAATCGTGTCATTCCGCAGGTCGGCGGTGGTCGTTTCGAGGATCTCGGATCGCCGATCGATTATCAGGAAGCGCAGAACTTGGTGTTGGAGGCCGGTCAGGCCTTTGATTCGTTGCCGGCTCGCACTCGAGATCGGTTTGGGAACGATCCGCAGCAACTGCTGCGTTTTCTTGCAGACCCGCAGAATCGCGAGGAGGCGATCAAGCTGGGTCTTGTTAAGGCTCCCGAATTGCCGCCAGACCAGGCGGAGCCTGGTGGAGACGGGGCGAAGCCCCCTGCGCCGAAACCGGCGTAGAAGTCAAGTTGGAAAAGGGCCCTTCGGGGCCCTTTTCTTGTTCAGCACAGTTTGTCCTTGTTGTAACTGTGCTAGGTGACACCACAGGAGGTGATTGTATGCGTCGTCAGCGTTTAGGCCGTCGAGAGAGTAAGGGTGTGTTCCGGCGTACGGCCGGTTCTAAGGGCCGGAATTTTGCCGGTGCGAAGTTTTCGATGCGCGGGGGCATCAGGCTGTAGCCGATGCCGTGTTATTACCCGCTGAAGGCCTGGAAATCGCTCGTCCCTGGCAGGGACGGGCGATTTTTTTTGACGTTTTCTCGGAAGGCGGCCGAGTCGGCCGCTTGCGTGGAGATTGGCTTGCCGTGTGGTCAGTGTATTGGGTGTCGCCTGGAGCGTTCTCGTCAGTGGGCTGTGCGTTGTATGCACGAAGCCTCTTTGTATTCATCTAATTGTTTCGTAACTCTTTCATATTCTGAGTCCGATTTGCCAAAGGATCACTCACTATCTAAGCGTCATTTTCAGTTGTTCATGAAGCGTCTACGTAAGAAGTTTAATAGTGTTCGTTTTTTTCATTGTGGTGAGTACGGCGAAGACACGAAACGTCCTCATTATCATGCGTTGTTGTTTGGTCTTTGGTTTGAAGATGCTGTTTTTCTTAAGTTGAATGCTCAGGGCGACCGTTTGTATACGTCGGAGACGTTGGATTCTCTGTGGGGTCTAGGTCATTGCTGGTTTGGGTCGGTGACCTTCGAGAGCGCGGCCTACGTGGCGCGGTACTGCACGAAGAAGGTGACCGGCGCTGATGCTGGGCATGTGTACGAGCG